CCGTGATCGTGCTGAGTATGAAGCGTGGCTGGCGCAAGGCAACACGCCCGATCCTGCGACAAGCGGCGCGGCAAAACCTGCACCGGAAACAACCAGCAAAAAATCGCGCGGAGCCTGACCATGGCGCTAGATTTTCCCATTTCACCCAGCATCGGCCAGCTTTATCCCTCGCCGCCGGTCGCCGGTCAGCCGGTCTACAAATGGGACGGCGAAAAGTGGGCGGTGTCTGCCAGCAGCGGCGTCATTTACGCGCCGTTCGACGCGATGGCGTATTCAGGAATGCAGATTAACGGCGGCATGGAGGTGAGTCAGGAGAATGGCGCAGGTACGGTTTTATCAACAACGGGACAGGCAAAATATATTGTCGATGGCTGGAGGGTTGGTTCTAGCGGCCCGCAGGTTATTGGCGGCACGCAAGGGGCTGGCGGGCCTGTCGGCTTTGTAAATCAACTACAAACGAACATCACGACAGCCAATGGTTCCCCGGCAGCCGGTGACATTGTTTATATTGCCCAGCCAATCGAGGGATACCGCACAATTAAACTCGGATGGGGTGCGGCTGGCGCACAGTCAATTGTCATTGCATTTTGGGTTGCTGCCGGACGGGTTGGCACTTATTCGGGGTCGATACAAAATGGGGCGTTCAATCGGTCCTATGTCTTTACGTTTACTATCAACTCGGTAAGCACATGGGAATATAAAACGATCACCGTACCGGGCGATGTGGTGGGGACATGGAATAAAAATAATAGCGCCGGAATAAATCTTTCCATCACGCTTATGGCGGGTACGTCGTTTACGACAGCAGCGGGTTCATGGGTCGGCGGGTCTTTTTTCGGCGCGACTGGGACCATTAATGGCGTCGCCGCAACCTCCGACGTTTTCCTCATCACCGGCGTCACCGTCCTCCCCGGCAATCAAGGCCCCACCGCCGCGCAGTCACCGAATGTGATGCGGCCTTATGATCAGGAGTTGGTGACGTGTAAGCGGTATTTTCAAAAAATGACTTGCGTTGTCGATGTGGCAGTTGCCGGTCAGTCAATTTTTTTAGCGCCTGAAATGAGAGTTATACCAACTTTTACCGGCGGCGGTACGGGGTTCACTATCAACGGCCCAAGCGCAATTAGCCCGTTTGTATATCAGGCAACACGCGCTTTAACGACCCTGACTATGGACGCGAGGCTGTGATGTCAGACTATCAACTCACACAAAACGATGTCGTCATCCGCACAGCCGATCAGGCATTCATTCCGAACGATCCCGCCAACCGTGATCGTGCTGAGTACGAACAATGGCTCGCTGACGGTGGCGTGCCCGATCCCTATGTGCCGCCGCCAACCAAAAAGGAATGAACACCGCGCATGCCGGTCGAGGTAACGGGCAAGGTCGCCAGCAGCGCCATCGAGGCGATGAAATCTACGCCGCTGGCGATTGCGCTGCTCATCGTCAACGTCGGCTTTCTGGGTCTGGCAGCTTATGTGCTTGGCGAAATTTCAAACAACGTCACTGAACGCAGCAAGACGCAGCTTGAACTCATCAGCAAGCTGGTGACGGACATCCGCGATTGTCGGCAAGGGCCAAACGGCAACGGCAAATCAATGCTGTTTAAGGAAGTTATCGGAAGGGCGCTACCATGACGCTCAACGTTGTCGGCAAGGTGTCTTGGTTCGGCGGCCCGACCGACATGGGGGTTACGCCCGATGAAGGGCTTGCCTTCATCTATGACATTTACACGGCGCCGCATCTGTTTCTGGCGGTGCAGCCGGAAGGCACCAGCGGGCTGGCGCGCCGCCTCAATAGTTCGGTGCCGTTCATCGCGATGCGCTGGAACTACGACGAATTCCCCAAAACGATGCTGGCCAGCATGGACTACGTCGCGCTTGTGCGCGCGCCCGGCACCGACCGGCAATTCCTTGCATGGCCGGCGGACTGGGGACCGAACGAAAACACCGGCCGCGTTGCCGACATCAGCCTTGGCCTGATGGAATACCTTGGCATCGAAACCGATGACGAAGTCGAAGTTATTTTTCCTTTCGTCAGAACGCAGGAGGAGGTCGCATGAAAACGGTTCTCTGTGCGCTGGCCGCCATCGTGGTGTTGCTGGCAGCGATCACGGCCGCCGATGCCAAACGCCATCACGTTGTCATTCACAAGCAGGCGCCGTCGCAGCAACCCGCAAACGTCACCATCGCCGCAATCCCGGTGGTCGGCATGTTCTACGATCTTGCGCGCCGCACCGATTGCCGTGGCGACGTGCTGGGCGCTGGCGGTCCCGGCTTTGATTCCCCGATCACGCCGGCGACCGGCAACGTGATGATCCCGGCGACGCAACGCAGCAAGTGCATGCCGCAACCAAAGGAGCACTAACATGATCGAAGGTGTCATATATGGACTGATTTATATTTGCCTGCTCGCACTCGCGATATACTTGATCCTTTGGGTGCTCGGCACCGTTGTCGGCATCGCGCTGCCGCCGAAGGTGGTGCAAATCATCTGGGTCATTTTCATTTTGGTGTGCGTCCTCATCCTTGTGCAGATGATCCTGCCGCGCGCCGGGTTTCGACTGGGGGAAATTACCGGAGCCATGCTGCCGTTGCTCGTATGATGAGCAAAACATTCTGAGGTGTCAGTGAAAGGAAAACGTTATGGCATTCCCTCCACCGAAAACGCCGCCGGGCGTCAAGATCATCCCGAACGCGCCGCTCTATCCGCCCAGTCCATCCGACACGCAGGCCGCCTCGCCGGGGCCGCAGGCGAGCGGGCCGCTGCCGCCACCGGGACCACCGCCGGGGCCGCCGCCGCAGGTGTCGAACACGCAGGATGCCTACACGCATCATTCATCGCCGGCGCCCGGTATGGTGCAGCAACAGGCGCCGGTGCCGCCGGTGCCGCGTAACGCGGCGTCGCGTCCGATGACCGGCGGCCCGCCGAAAAAGATAGTGGTGCCGCAGCACGTCACTAGACACCCGAATCCGGTCGGGCGACCGAAGGGATAGCGAAGTGAGTGCGCGCCATCTGGTCCTGCTCAAACGTAAACGTGCCATCCTGAAGGCGCGCGATAATTTAATCGACTTCACTTGCTTAATGATGCCGGACCCGGAAAATTCCGACGACGCGACCTATTCGGTTTACACACCGCAGAAATTTCACCGCGTCATCGGCGTGGCGTTGGAGGAGGTGGAAAAGGGGAAAATCCGCCGCCTGAAAATTTCCATCATGCCGCGCGCCGGCAAGACCACGCTGGCGTCGAATATGTACCCGGCGTGGTACATCGGCCGCCATCCCGAACGCTCGATCATCGTCGCCACCTATAACGAGCATTACAGTTGGGACTTGGGCCGCAAGATTCGCGACATTATGCAGACGCCGCAATACAAGCAGGTGTTTCCCAAGGTCGAAATCAAAAAGAAATCGGCCGCCGTCAACCGCATCGAAACCACCGAAGGCGGTGTTGTGTTCTGCGTTGGTCGCGGCTCGGCCATCACCGGGCGCGGCGCCCACACCATCCTGCTCGATGATCCCATCAAGGACCGCGAGGAAGCCGACTCGCCGCTCATCCGCGACAAGCTTTGGCAATGGTACAACCAAGTCTTGAAAACCCGCCTGATGAACAAGGTCGGCACCATCACCATGATTCAAACGCGGTGGAGCGAGGACGATCTTGTAGGCCGGCTCACCGATCCCCTTAACCCGTATTACAGCCATGAAGAAGCAACGCGCTGGCGCTCCATCGACCTGCCGGCGCTGGCGGATGATAACGACGTGCTGGGACGCGCGCCCGGTGAGGCGTTGTGGCCGGAACGCTTTGATGAAAAATATCTTGAAGAAGTTCGCGCCTCCGACCCGCGCGGCTTCATGGCGCTTTATCAGGGCCAGCCGTCACCGCGCGACGGTGCATTTTTCCAAGCCAAGGATTTGGTCGGCTACAATTCCATGCGCGACCTGCCGGCGTTCGACGAAATGCGCTTCTACGGCGCTTCCGATCACGCGGTGACATTGAACAAGCAGGGCGACAAATCCTGCCTGATGGTGGTCGGCGTCGATGTCGCCGACAATGTCTGGATCATGCCCGACGTGGTGTGGATGCGGGTGGACAGCCACACCGCCGTCGAAGGCATGCTGTTGCTGATTGAGAAATACAAACCGCAATTCTGGTGGGCGGAAGCCGGCGCCATCACCAAGTCAATCGGGCCTTTCTTACGCAAGCGCATGCTGGAAAAGCGCGTGTTCTGCGCCATGGACCCGATTGCGCCGGCGGTTGACAAGACGCAGCGCGCGCAAGCCATCCAAGCGCGCAGCGCCATGAAAATGGTTCACTTCCCGGTGTTCTGCCGCTGGTGGGCAGAGGCGCAGGACCAGATTTTGAAATTCCCCATGGGCGCCAAGGACGATTTTGTCGATACGCTCTCGCTCGTCGGTCTGGGTCTGGCCAAGATGCGACCGCGCAACCGCCAGAAGCCGGAAAAACCAATGGCGCAAGAGGGGACATTCCGCGCCTTGTGGGCACAGACCAAAAAGCAAGAGGGGCTTGATCGCGTCAAAAGGAACCTCGACGGATGGCTATAGACCCGAACGCACCGCTCGACGGCGTGACGCCGGATGAAAGCGCCGTCAATCCGCTGGAAGCCGTGGTGCTTGCGGCAGAGAAGGACCACATTCCGCGCGACGCGCCCGACCCGCCCGACCAGCGCAAGGCGCTGGTGGCGGCATGGACCGGCCGCGTCAAGGCCGCCAAGACGCACTGGGAAAAAGCTTTCAAGCGCATGCTTGACGACCAAGACTTTGCCTTTGGTCATCAGTGGTCGCGCGACGACACCGACAAGCGCTATAAGGCCAATTTGACGCTGCGGCTGGTCGCGCAAAAAACCGCGTTCCTGTACGCAAAAAATCCCAAGGCAGTGGCCAAGCGGCGTGAACGCATGAACGCGACGGTGTGGGATGAATCGCAATCGACGCTGCAATCGCTGATGGCGTCGGGCGCGCAGATGGTACAGCAGGCGCAGATGACCGGCTCCGGCATGACGCCGCAGATGCTGGGCGCGGCGCAGGGCGCCATGGCGGTGATGCAGGACGCGGCGCGCGTCAAGGCCGAAAACGCCATGCTCGACAAGCTGGGGAAAACCTTGGAGCTATTGTATTCCTATAATGTTTCCGACCAGCCGCACCCGTTCAAGTCGATGATGAAGCTTGTCGTGCGGCGCACCATCACCACCGGCGTCGGCTATGTGAAGCTCGGCTTTGAGCGGGTGATGGAAAAGCGCCCCGATCTGGAAAAGGGCATTGCGGATGCCTCCGAACGCCTTGCCACCATGGAACGGCTGGCCGCCGACATCGCCGACGACATTAGCGAACCCGACAGCAAGGAGGCCGAACAGTTGCGGCTGATGATTAACGACATGGCGAAGGAGTCGGAATTCGTCGCGCGCGAAGGTCTGACCTTTGATTATCCGCTCTCCACCAACATCATCCCCGACACCAAGACCATCGAGCTACGCAATTTCCTTGGCAGCGACTGGGTGTGCGAGCAGTTCATGCTCACGCCCAACGAAATTGAAGAAATCTACGGCGTCGATGTCGGTGACAGTTACACGTCCTACACGCGCTACGATCTGAAGGGACCGGACCCGGTGCAGATGGCGCGCGAAATGCTCGCCGGCTACGAGTGGCGCGAAGCCGGTAAGGCCGCCGACCGCCAGTGCGATTTCTGTTCGGTCTGGCAGATTTACTGCCGCAAGGACGGCTTGGTGTACGAGGTGTGCGACGGCTACACCGACTTTTTGCGTGAACCGGCCTCACCCGAAATCTACAATGAGCGATTTTATCCTTGGTACGCGCTCATCTTTAACGAGTGCGACCATGAAACCGAAATTTTCCCGCCCTCCGACGTGCGGCTCATCCGCGACATGCAGCTTGAATACAATCGCTGCCGTGAAGGGCTGAAGGAGCAACGCATCGCCGCGCGGCCGTTCACCGCCGTGGTGGCCGGTTCGATGGAGGAGGAGGACTTAACCAAGCTGTCGGAACGCAAGGCCAATGACGTGGTCGAGTTGAACGCCTTGCAGCCCAACCAAGATGTGAAGCAATTGTTGCAGGCCTACGCCGGGCCGGGCATCGACAACAATCTGTACGAGGTCAATCCGGTGTACGAGGACATTCTTCGCACCACCGGCATCCAAGAGGCCAATCTGGGCGGCACCTCCGACACCACCGCGACGCAGACGCAAGTGGCCGAAGGCTCGCGCATGACCAGCATGGGGTCGAACATCGACGATCTTAATGACCTGCTGACGCTGCTGGCGCGCAACGGCGGTCAAATCCTGATGGCGGAAGTATCGCAGCCAACCGTGCAGAAAGTGGTCGGGCAGGGCGCGGTCTGGCCGCAGTTTACGCGCGGCGACATCGCGCAGGAAATCCTGCTGGAAGTCGAAGCCGGCAGCATGGGACGCCCGAACGCCTCGCAAGAGGTGGCGAACGCGCAACGCATCTATCCGCTGCTTATTCAAATCCCCGGAATTGATCCTAACTATCTGGCCAAGGATTTGTTGCGGCGGTTGGATGACAAGCTCGATTTGACGCAAGCCTTCAAGTCGCAATTGCCCTCGATTGTCGCTATGAACGGCATGGCGCAAGGCGTGCCGCCGGGAACCGGGGCCGCCGCCGGCGGCGCCCAAGGGCCGCAAGGCGCGGCCAATGCCGGCAAGCCGGGGAATCAACCGCCGGGCGGCCCGCCCGACATGGTCGGCCAGATGACCGGCATGCCGCCGCCGGGCGCACCGGGTGCGTCACCCGGACCACCGGGCGCGGGGGCAGGACCGGGCGGATGAAAAAAGCACGCGCGGCGCAAATCTGGGCCGGTCTGGAAAAGCGGTTGATCGAGCGTTGCGGTCTGCCGGACGGTCACATGCTCGACCGCGAACGGCCGAATCTCATCAGGCGCATCGGCGCCGTGCTCACTGGTAAGGCGGCGGCAGGTGACACCGTAAGCCCGCCGTTACCGGAGAACAAACCGCGACGACTCGTTCTGGATGGGATAGAGCACGCTATCCCACACAGAACATTTCGCGGCGGTGGCATGGCTGTTGCACGCGATGACAGCGTGCCTCAAATCAGGGCGAGAAAATTATCGCTACAATCAGATACCATCCACGACCCCAAGCTGGCGGCCTATCTGGACCGTGCCTGCTCGCGCCGCAGCGGATACGACGGCGACGACAGCGTCGGCTACTCCTAACTCTGTTAACGTTGCGCCTTTTGCATCACCGGCGTAGTGTCCGCGACTTCAGGGGAGTTTGGGCTTTGTAGGATCAACGGCTTCATGGCCGATGATGCTCCTTCGCCCGCCGCAACTGAGAACGCGGCACCGACACCCACGACACCAGAGTCGTCGGCAACTCCATCCACTGGCGTAACTGCGCCATCGCCAAGCGCGCCATCCCCCGGCGAAAAATCTGCGCCATCGCCAAGCGCAAAGCCGACCGAAGGCGACTCCCGCGAGTCACTTCTTGAAGCTGTGCAGCAGGCAGTCCCCGAACTGCGATCCTCACAGAAGAAAGAAGCCGATGAAGCGGGCGGCGTGAAGCCTGCGCCCGATGCAAAATCCGATACGACGACGCCACCGCCTGACGACTACTCCGATTTGTCTGAGGACGTTTCGCCGGAAGAATTAGCGGCGTACCGGCTCGGCACAAAGCGGCGTGTCGATAAGCTCGTTAAACAACGCAATGAAGCTAGGGCTGCCGCAGAAAGTCAAAAAACCGAACTCGACCAACTGAAGGCGTACATGCCGCTGGCAAGCGCGGCGTCGAGCGTGAAGAAATATCTCTCCGACAACGACATCGGAGAGGAAGATTTCAAACTCACGCTTGAACTCGCGGCTGCAATGCGGCGTGGCGACTTCAAGGCTTTCTACGAAGGTGTGCAGCCCTACATGCGGCTGGCTGAAGAATATCTGGGAATTCAATTGCCCCGCGACCTGCAACAGCGAGTGCAGGAAGGGCAGATGACGACGCAATCGGCTGCGATGTTCGCACGCGAGCGAATGGACCGGGCGCTGTCTGAAAGTCAGCGCCTGCGCCAAGCGCAACAGTTCGACACGCATACGCAAGCGACAACCCAGTATCAGCTTCAGACAGCCGTGCGTGACAGAGTCAATGCGTGGGAAACGGCGACGGCGCAGTCGGACCCGGATTATGCAACGAAAAAACCGCTGCTACAGGAAGTGATGTGGAGCGTGGTGCGCGAACGCGGCGCACCGCCCTCGCCGGAAGCCGCCGTAGAAATCGCAAAGGAAGCGTATCGGCGGGTGAACGAGCACAGCGCTCGGTGGACTCCTCCGAAACGTCCAACATCACGACAGCCCAGCAGCACTGGCCGCACCAATGGCGCCGCGCCCCAGCCCAACAGTTTGAGGGATGCTGTCGTACAAGCGATGGAACGGGCGCGGCCCTGACACTTAAGGGCACACGTCAATGCCGACTTTTACCCAGCCGATGCTCGACAATGTCACAACGGCTGCACTCGACTACTGGCTCAACAAAGGCACTGCGTTCCAGCAGGCAATTCAGGAAAAGCCCCTGCTTGCGATGATGGAAAGCAAGGCCAAGACGTTCCCCGGTGGCAAAGGCAACATCATCGTTTCCGTGAAAGGTGATTACGGCAACACCGGGAGCATCGGCACCAACGACAAGCTGGTCGGCTATCAATTGGACGATCAGGTCCAATACTACACGCCAGCCAACTTGAAACAGGCGGTGTTCCCTTGGAAGGAACATCACATCGGTCTGACGCTGACGCACTCGGAACTTAAGGCCGATGGCATCAGCGTGGTGGACACCAACGGCGAGGACACCAGCGACCATAGTGGCCGCGACGTGACCGTGCTGGTTGGTTTGCTCGATGACGCATTGCAGGACATCAGCGAACGCTACGCGCAATCGCTTAATGCACTGCTCTGGGCCAACGGCACCGCCGACCCGAAAGCGCTGGCGGGAATGGCCGCCCTTGTCACCGACGCACCCGGCACCGGCATCGTCGCCGGCCTCGACCGTGCGACCTACACTTGGTGGCGCAACCGGGCCTATACGACAGCGATGGGGTCAGCGGTCACTGGCACCCCGGCGCTGGCGGCGTGGGGCGGCGCACCGATTGCATCGTCTGCAACCGGCGGCGGCGTTCTCATTGCCAAGCTGCAAAACGAGTACCGGCAACTCACCCGCTACGGTGGCAAGCCGAATACCGCGTTGTGTGGCAGCGACTGGCTCAACGCGCTGGAAGTTGAACTGCGCGCCAACGGCAACTACTCGATGCAGGGCTTTGCCGGCGGCAAGGACGTATCGGTCGGAACCATCAGTTATATGGGCACTGACTTTGAATACGATCCCTCGCTGGACGCACTCGGCAAAAACAAGCGCTGCTACTGGTGGGACAATCGCGACATCTATCTGGTCAAGATGCAGGACGAGTGGAAGCATCAACACTCGCCGTCGCGTCCCGTCGATAAGTACCTCATCTATCGAGGCATCACCTCCACCGGGCAACTCTGTGCAAGGCGCCTCAACAGCGCCCTTGTCATCGACATTGCCTGACGGGGAACCGCCGGGCCGTCCAAGCCCGGCCCGGCGGTCAACTTTGTAAAGGAAGCCAAAATGAAAATGCACTGGTGTACCTGCCGGGTAAACCTCTCCGGCCAAAATCTGACGCACGTCAGTTTCAGCCCGCAGGATGCGGTGTCATGGCCGGAGGTGCAGGTATTGACCGCGCTGCACGGCGAAGAAAACATTTACGACATCAAGCCCATCAGCATCGCCGAAATCAATTCGCGCATCGAAAAGGACCGCCTGATTGCCAAGTACGGCATGATTGTCGAGCGGGTATTCCCCGGCCGCGCCTTCCTGATGGAAACGCTGATGCCGGCGCACAGCGAAAACCTGCCGCTGTCCGACCGTGACGGCATTCCGCTGCCCGAACAGGTCGCCGCTACCGGCAACGGTAACGGCAACGGCGAACATCCCGGCGATGACGATGAGGAGGAGGATGACGCACCGGCGCCAGAACAGCCGCCGTCACCGGCGCCTGCCGCCTTCAAGCCCGGCAAGCATCCGCGTCCGACGCTGCCGACGCCAGCCTGATGCCGGTCGGGGTCGCACTCATCGACTTGCGGCGTGATCTGCGCGCCGAAACCGGGCAATCGCTCAACCCGGCGCAAGGCGTGCAGTCGCAGGCAACGCAGGATAATCAACTGGATCGCCAGCAGCGCGAGTTGTGGGCCAATTACGATTGGCCGCATCTGCGCTACTGGGTCGATTACAGCGTCAACGCCGGACAGTCGGTGTTCGATTACCCGGCGGATATGCCGTTTGATCAGATCAACCAGATTTACTTCAGCACCGACGGGAGCAACTGGAAGCCGCTGGCCTACGGGATTCGGGCCACCGATGTCAGGCTCAACGCATCGGCCGGAACGCCGCTGCGCTGGGGCAACATGGCCGTTGTCACCGGCGGCGTCACCAATCCGGTCGGTCATATTCAAATTTTGCCGACGCCAAACGTCAACGGCGAGTTGCGTTTTGCAGGTTCGGCACCGTGCAATCCGCTGGTCGCCGACGATGACGTTTGCATCCTCGACAGCAAGGCCATCGTGCTGTTTGCGGCGGCAGAAATTCTAGCCACCAATAAAGTGGAAGCGGCGCAGTTGAAGTTGCTCAAAGCGCAGAATTATCTGCGCCGGCTGTTGGCAAATCAGGGCGCCGACAAGCGCACAAACTTCAACATGGGAGGATCAGCCGGCCGCGACTACACCAGTGGCCGTTATCGCTACAATTACGCGGTGCCGGGCATCGACTATATCCCGTCATAGGCCGGCGCGATGGCGTATTACATCATCAACAATTTTGCCGCCGGGCTAGACCTGCGCCGCTCCTCGCTCACCGCCCCGGTCGGCACGCTGCGCTCGCTGAAAAACCTGCATCTGACGCCGGGCGGTGAAATCGAAAAACGCTTTGCGTTTGTGAAATTTGCCACCGTTGACCCGGCCAGCAGCGGTTTGATCGAGGTCAACCAGAAACTTTATGTGTTCGGTCCCAACGGCCCCGGCGTGGTTGAGCCGCCGGCCGACTGGACGGTCGGCACGCTGAAACTCGCGACCGGCGGGATTTCGTACATCCTCGACTACGACCTGTTCAATAATAAGGTGTTCTCCATTGTGGTCGATACCAATGGCGCGGTGCAGCACTTCTATAACGGCGTCAGCGTGGCGGGCGCCAACGGATATTATTGCCGCACCTATAAAACCAAGATGTTCACGGTCGCCGGTTCGGTGATGTATTTTTCCGCAGTCGGCGCCGCCGATGACTGGGCCGGAACCGGGTCGGGATTCATCGACCTGTCGCTTGAGGACAGCGACATGACCGACTGCCAAGCGCTTGAAGTTTATTACGACAAGCTCGCCATCCTGTCATCGACGGCGACGCAATTGTGGTCAATCGACCCGGACCCGCTGCAAACACAATACGACCAGACGCTGCGACAGGCCGGCACCATCGCTCCGCGTTCGGTGCTGCAATACGGGTCGGGTGACGTGCTCTACATTGCTCCCGATGGCATCCGCTCGCTGCGCGCGCGCAACGCCTCGCTGGCGGCGTCGGTGTCCGATGTCGGGTCGCCGCTCGACCCGGTCATGCAGCAATTGCTGCGCGATCAGGGAACAGGGTTTATGAGCAGCATCATCGCGCTGTTGCAGCCGGTGACGGGGCGCTTCTGGATCATCTTGCCAGACCGCGTCTATATCCTGTCGGCGTTTCCCGGCCCCAAGGTGACGGCGTGGTCGCAGTACGACCCGACCGATGCAAGCGGCAATCCCATCAACATTGTCGCCGCCACCACCTACCGCAAGCACGTCGTAGTGCGCGATAGCAATAACAACATTTATGCCTATGGCGGCGCCACCGATACCGGCGTGGTTTACGACACCTGTCCGGTTGAAATCGTGTTCCCGTTCCACGCCGGCGAGGAGCCGGCCACCTTCAAGGTGTTCCACGGCCTCGATGCGGCCTGTACCGGCGAGTGGGACGTGTATGCCTCCTATGACCCGGACAATGACACCGCAGAGGATTATCTGGGCAAATTCACCGGCCCGACGTTTTTGAAGGGCCGCTTCCCGATGCAGGGACATTCAACACATATGAGCCTGCGCATGCGTTCATCGGTCAATGGGCCTTTAACGCTGTCCAACATGATCGTGCATTATGAAAAGGCTGAAACGGGATGATCCGCGTCGAAGCGGCGACCTTCGACGCGGTGGCCTACGTCGCGGCGAACCTGCGCGAGCAGGATCGCGTCGAATTATCGGCGACATCATCGCCGGACGGTCTGTATTTGCCCGAAAGGGTGATGGGGTATGCGTCGGCGGCGTTTGTTTCGCGCGACGAGAACGCAGAACCGATAAGCGTCTGGGGGCTGTGCCCGATGTGGCCGGGCGTCGGCACGGCGTTCGCCTTCGGCACCGACCAATGGCCGCGCGCGCTGTTAACGATGACACGGCACGTCAAGCGGTTTATGCTCCCGCTTGTACTGGAAAACGGCTACCACCGTATCGAGTGCCGGGCGCTCGCTCACAGAGAGGATGTGGGCCGATGGGTTGCCCAATTCGGTGCAGTTGCGGAAGCCGTATTGCGCTCCTCCGGTCGGCGCGGCGAAGATTTTACCCTTTACAGGTGGCTCAGTGATGAGCACCGCCGCAGAGCGAACCCAGACCAAACCGGCAATCCAGTTGCGGCTGGCGAGCGTCGCAGACATTCCGGCATTGGTAGCACTGTTCCAAGTTTTCTTTAATGAAAGCCACTATCAGCCGGCGCTGCAATTCAGCACCGATGTCTGCACAAAATATCTCACCAGCGCCATCGGCTCAGGCTTTTCGCCGCACATCATCGCCGTTGACGGTGACAAAATCGTCGGCGTGATTTCCTACCATTTCGATGAAAGCTTTTCGGCAACGCCGCTGGCGGTGATGGACGAACTGTATGCGCTACCGGCCTATCGCGGCACGCCGGTTGGCCGCGCGCTGGTGGGAGCGTGCATGGACCTGATGAAATCTGACGGCGCCACTTGCGCGCATATCCCGCTGACCAGTGGCCATGCAGCGATGCCGACGCTGGTCAATCTGTTCAAAAAATTCGGTGCCGAAGAAATCGGCGTCGTCATGCGAAAGGTGCTGTGATGGGCGGAAAATCTCATTCTTCAAACGACCAGATGATGCAATTTGAAATGCAGCAGGCGGCAGAAGCCAAGCAGAAAGAAGCCGACCGGCAGGCGCGTTTGCAGCAAGGCACGCAGCAGGTCAACGATATTTTCTCGGCCGGAAATTTCGATGATGCGTTCTTCAACAAATACAAGCAGGCCTCGCTCGATTACACGCTGCCGCAACTGCAAAACCAATATACGCTGGCAAAAAACAAGCTCACTTATGACACGGCGCGCGCCGGGACACTCAACTCCTCTGCCGCCGTCGATGCCGCTGGCCGCCTCAATACGCAAAACCTCACCGACCAAGCCGGCCTCAAAGCCGCCGCCGACGCGCAAGCGGCGTCCTTGCGAACGCAAATCGGCAACGAAAAGCAGCAGGCGATCAATCAGTTATACGCTACGGAAGATCCGACCGTGGCCGCCAACACCGCCACCGGCATGGTGCAGCAGGGCGCCATTTCGACGCCCAACCTCAACCCGCTCGGCGCCATGTTCGACCCGATTGCGGTCGGCGGCATCAGCGCTGCCAACAGCTATGCAAACAACTACTACACCAGCCAAGGGCTAAACCCGGCCTCGCCGACCGGGACCGGCAACATCAATATCGTAAGAAGTACATAAGCCTATGTGTGACCCGCTTTCGATGATTGGGCTGGTCGGCTCGATTGCCGGCGGCCTGATTAATTATTCGCAGCAGCAGTCCGCCATGGAAGAACAGATGGCGGCCAACCAGCGCTGGGTCGATTACCAGCGCCAGCAGGCGCAAGAGGCGACCGCGCGCGACAACGCCAACCGGGCATTGGCGCAGCAAGCGCAGCAGCAGACGGCCGACCAGATTTCGGCGCAAACGCAGAAAGACCAGCAGACCACCGAACAGCAGCGCGTGCAGACCGACATCACGCCAACCGCGATCCAGCCGGGACAAACGCCGGACCAGCTTGCCGGCGACATGCTGCTATCGGGACAGCAAAACGCCGCGCCGGAAGTAAAGGGCGCCATCGCCAGCCGCGTGGCCACGGCGGCGGCCGACGCCCGTCAGCGCATTGCCGCATTGGCTACAATCCAATCCTACGGCGGTTCGCAATTCGGTTTGCAGAACACGGTCAACAAGGAATTCCAGACCGGCAATCAGGGCATCGACCTTTATAATAATTACCGGCGCGGTGATCTGGCGGCCTACAACGTCGCCAAGCAGGTCGAACCGCAGAAAATCCAGATGACGCCGTCGCCGTGGGGCGGCATTGCCAACTCGCTTGCCGGGATCGCCGGCAAGGGCGCCGGTGCCAGCATGTTCAGCGGCATCGGTGGCGGCGGCACGGTTTAACCAGCGGATAAAATTATGCCCCTTCAATATATCCCCGACAACACCATCGGCGACGCGCTGGCCCAGCTTGGCAACACGATTTCCAATGGCCCGCAGACGATGCTGCACGCGGCGGTGGCCGGTGAGCAAATCAAGACCAGCGCGCAGAAGCGCATGGAGTTGCAAAACGAACTGGACGCCAAACAAGCCGCCGCCGACGCCACCGCCGAACTCGACAGTCTGACGGAGCAAAAAAGGCAAGCTGGCCCCGCGTGGACGCCAGAGCAGGAAACGCAGTTGATCGGCGCCAAGACCCGGTTTGGCGAGGCGGTGACTAAGGGGTCGGCGCTGCTTGGCAAATCAGCAGCGGACTTTACCAAAGGCGTCTATGCGTCACGCGGCCAGCAAGACTTGTCCATCGCACCGGCGCCAATTGGTTCACCGCGCTACCTGCAACAAATGGGTGCGCTTGAAGAAAAACTGCCGGCGCCGACGACCCATGAAGCCAAACTGGAAAACATCGGCATCAGGGCACCGGACGGCAGCATAAGCTACAGGTCAACCACTGACGGCGGCAAAACCGATGCGCTGACCGGACAGCCAATGGCCGCTTTCGTTCCGCCGGGTCACGCAATTCTAGCAATGGGTGCGCTATCGCCGGGCACGCCGGGGCAAGGCTTTGAGGACAATGCAATCCATGAATCGCTATTGCGCGCGACCCAGCAGATTCAGAACGGACAGACGCCAAGTGAGAGCATGCCAAGTCTGGCGGCAAAATACAGCAAGCTCTACAAAATTGAGCAACAGATTGAACCGGCGCCGAACGGCGGTCGCGTGATTGTCGGTATCCAAAAAACGGTTCCAAACGCGACCTACGCGCCGCTGCATTCGGCGATTGATTACTATTTCCGCACCACGCGCCCGGCAGACTCATCGGCAACCGGCGCGCTGCCGAACACGGCGCCGGCTGCCGCTGCCACCACCGGCGGCCCGACCGCAGCATTGCTGCAACCGCCGGGAGCGTCACAGGGGCCACAGCCGGCCGCGCCGGATGCCGGCGGTATTGTCAACGGAATATGGCGGCCACCGGCGGCACTTCCGATGCAAACGACGACGCCCGCACCCGGCGTCACCGTGACGCCGGCGGTGCGCGGTTTTGACCAGCAGGAAGTCAGTCGCTTCCAGCAAGACCCGGCCGTCGCCAAGGCGCGCGTCGCCGACCAGATGTATAACGAAATGCAGCGCGCCGCGAAGTACGACACCGGCTATGCCGACCTGCATTTGATCTACGCGCTGGCCAAGGTGTTCGATCCCGGCTCGGCGGTGCGCGGCGAGGAGTTGGTGTTAGGCCGCAACGCGGCGCAATGGCAGAACTGGGTTGGCGGCTGGTTCAACTACATCAAAGGTGGCGGCCGATTGAACGCCGCGACAAAGTCGCAAATGTTGGATCAGGCCTATACGTCCGCCGTGTCCAATTTTGAGGAAGCCGTCAACATCGGCGACCAGACCGCCAAGCGGTTGCAAGCCAATGGTCTGGACCCGCGCGCTGTTCTGCCGGATATGCCGCAGCCGCAAAAGAATGACCCGCGCGAAATCAACCGCTATGGACCCGGCGCCTATGCGTCCGGTATTTCCAACTCGCCGGATAACTCCGAATTTATCCGCATCGCCAACGTGCTTCAGCCCGGCAGCGCGCCGGTGCCATTGGCTTCGACATCAGTGGCAGGACCAGCGCCTTCAACACCGGCTATTCCACCGTCAAACCGCAGCGGCATCAACGTCGCGACCAGACCGTCCGCACCGGCTGCCGCGCCGAACGCAGCGCCGACTTCTGGCAATCCATTGCTCGACTGGGCTGATTCACTCACCGGGCGAAAGCGAGCACAATAATGGCTTTCGTTCTCAGGACTCCAGAGGATTTGCCGATTGCCGGCGCCGACACAGCACCGACAGCGGTGCCTGTTGCTGCGCCAGCCGCCGCACCTATCGTCGCGCCGACTGCACAGCCGCAAGCGCCGCCCGACGAAAACATGCAGCGGCGCCTCGACTACGCGCAATGGCTCAAAGACAATCAGGACAAGGCCGGCACGCCCGACTACGTCAAGATGTCGGAAGCCTATCGCAGTGTCAGCGATGCCGCTGACGCACCGAAGGGCAATTCGGAGGCGTTCAATGTCGCAACGCGCTTTGCGACCAGAAGTGGCCTTAGTCCTATCGCCGCCGCCGACTTCGGCGTCGCCCTGACCAACGCCGGCTTAAATCCGCTCAACTGGCCAGCGGATTATATTCGCGGCAAGCTGGAAAATGCCGGCGTGATTGCGCCGACGCAATTCAAACCAATCCCCGAACCGGGTGCAGTGATTCGTCAATCATTGAACGTGCCGGAACAGGCGTCCACGCCATTGCAACGCGCCGCTGAATTCGGTGCCGAAGCTGTGAGCGGCGGCCTACCTGCTATTGCAAGGTCGGTTATTCGGGCAGCGCCCGGACTGGCGCCAAAGATTCTCGCCGGTGCCCGCGCACTGGCCACAAATGTTGCGGCGCCAGTTGCGGGTGCGCAATTGGGCGGCGAAATCGGCGGCCAGATGTACGGCGAAACGGGCAGGTTGGCCGGGTCATTGCTTGGTGGTGCTGGCGCTCAATCCGGCGCCGGTCTGCTCGGTCGCGGCGTCAGCAGCGTCGCCTCGCGCTACGACCCGCGCCAGTACGCCGCGTCCGATGCGGCAAACATTCAGAGGATTGGCGAGAATCAGGGCGTGCCACCGACATTCGGCGCCCTTGCCAATCGCAAAGGCGTGGCACTGGAAAGAGAATTAATGGGGCAGAGTCCGGGGATCGAGGCACAAAGCAACGCCATGCTCGACGCGATGCAAGCGCGTGGCAAGGCGCTGGTGCAGGAGCGGCAGGCGCTGCCGGCGCGCACACCGGGAAATGCCGAAGTTATCAACCAAGCCGAACAGGCGCGTGTAGGCGGCGGCGATGTCAGCGGTCGCGTGCAGCAATACCTTGAGGACCAAGTCGGCCAAAAGGCCGTGCTGACACAGCCGGTCGAGAACGCACTTCTGGCGCTGCGAAACAAGATGGACCCGAACGACTGGAACGCGACAGTAAAGCCGCGCTTGGATGCAATTCAGCAGATGAATCCGGTGGACCCAGCCACCGGCGCCAGAATTCCTTACGCGCGCTACGAGCAATTCAAAAACTGGCGCAGCAATCTCGGCAAGGACTTGCTCGATATGCCGGGGATGCAAGCAAAATATCATGGGGAAGTTTACGAGCCGGCGACACAAGCGATGCGCGACACCGCGATCCGTGCCGGCGTCCCCGGTGAGGCCTTTGACACCGCGCAGGCAATTACAAAGAGCCAAGAGGCCGCCGGCCGCCTGTCCGAACTGTTGCGGACAACGATGAATGCCGAAAAGGCGCCGAACGCACGCCAGTTTGCCGACAAGATCGACAACCTTGTCGCCAATGACCCCGGCGAACTGGAAAAGCTTGGCGGCAATAACGTGCAAGCGCTCAAGGAATTGGCGTTGCTGGCGCGGCGCTATGATTATGCTTCGGTCAAGGGCGGCGGCGCCAAGATCATGGCGAATGTGCCGACCCGTTTCGGGCCTCCCGTCATCATGGGCACCATCGCGCATATGCTCGGCGCTGGGCCGCTTGCGACCGTCCTTGTCGGTTCCGCAGCCAATAAGGCGTTTCCTAGTATTGAAGGCCAAATTCTGGAATCAAAGTGGGCGCGCAATCGCATGACAGCGCCGCCGGCGGGTCCGGCAGGACCAACCGGGCCAAATTCTTTTGATCGCGTTCTGGCGGCAATGAGTGCCGCAAACCAAGGATCACGGTGATGGCATGGCCACGCACGCTGCCCTCTTATGACCCAAACCCGCCACGCCCGCCGGGGGAAATCCCACAACTGGAAGTGCCGGGGCTAAAGATCGTACAGGCCTACCAGCCGGGGCAAACCTTCGGGCGCAGCGCCACTGCTAACGCGCAGCCTTTCAGCGCCATCGTGTCGCACTATACCGGAGGCGAAAATCTACAAAGTGCATTGAGCACGGCCAAAGGTGATCCGGGGCGCGGCGGCGTTCCTTACGGCTATCACTTTGTCATCGACAAGGACGGCACCGTTTACCAGACGGCGCCGCTCGACGCGCGCACCAACCACGTCATGCCGCCGGGGTCGCAATATCGCAGCGACCGCCCAGACATCAGCAACAACAACGCAATGGGCATTTCATTTGTCGGCGGCGGCGAAAATCCGACGCCGGCGGCACTAGAAGCGGCGCGCAAGCTTTATCCAGCCGTGCAGCAACGCTTCAATATCCCGTCGCAAAACATTGTTGGCCATGGCGAAATTCAAGCCAAGGGGAAAGACTCGCGGGCGGCAGACGAAGGCATGACCATCGTCAAGGAATTGCGAGGCCAGCCACCGACGCAAACCGCGCAAGCAGCACCCAAGGCAGCACCGGGTAAACCGCTCGGCGACACCATGACCGGCGGCCCGACAGTCACGCCAACGCAGGCTTTTTCACCGACGCCGACATCGGCAGTGGCAGGATCGCCGGCACAGCAAGCCATCACCGGCGCGATCAACCCGCAGCCGTCGTTCCCGACCGGAAACGTTGGACCGCAAGCGACCGGCGCAAATCCGGCAATGTATCTGCCGGGCAACCGCAACATGAACACTGGACAGGGTGGCGCCCCGTTCTATCAGGTGCCGGCGCCGCCGTTCCAGCCGGCACAGGCGCCGCAAGCCGCACCGCAAGCGCCACCCACCAAAGCAGCACCTGCGCCAGCGCAAGCTGCGCCGCAGCCGGAAATTCCAACCAGAGTCTATCCCGGCCAGCAATCGACCAACTATCCCGACCAGAGGCTGCCACCGTCAGTGGGCACCGGAACGGGGACCGTGCCGCTGCCATATCAGCGGCCCGCTGGTGCGGGTCCGGCGGTGCCAGCAGACCAGAAGCCGGCCAGCGCGCGAGCACCGGCCGCCGCACCGCAATCGGCAGCGCAGGCCGCATCGGCACCGCCCAGCAGTGGACTGGGCAACCAGATGCCGGTTGCAGGCGGCTACGTTGACCCGAATACCGGCCGTCAGATCGTCAACCCAAGCGGCTCCGGTGAGCAGGCGATGGGACTAACGCGCGACATCGGGCCGGCAGTACCGGCCCGACCGGCACCGGCTCAAACCGGCGCGGGCAACAGAAACACCCCCTCTGGCAAGCCCGTCCGGCCGCCTCCTACTGGGCCGGTGCCGCCTGCACCCGATGCTGCCGGCAGACTGGCCAAGCCCGAAAACATGCCGGCGCCGGAACAGACATTGAAAACGCTGGATGCGTCCCGCCAAAAGCCAAACACGCTCACCGGCCTGTACGGGTCGCAAACGCCTCCGACTAATCCGCCGCAGGGCGCAACCTTCCGCGACATCGCCAATGCGCCGCCAGCGTTCGGGGGGCCAAAAGGCTCGACCCTCACCGACCTGCCGCTGCCGCCCTATAATGTCGGTGGTCCCGGTGGCACGCCGCTACCGCCGCCGCGCCCAAATTTCGGGCCGGATTCGGGTGCGCCAGTCGCACGCAATTATCTGCGACCCGGACCTGCCGCGACGCCACAGGAACAGGCGCAGCAGGACGCGGCGCGGGCGACCGAACAACGCTACGCCGCTGCACAGGGACCGGGGCCGGCGACCGCCGGGCCACCACCAGCGCCACAACCACCGGGACCACCGGGCCTTGGTGACAGGCTGGGCGCTGCGATTGGCCAATTCAGCACCGCGCCCTACAGCCCCGGCTTTCTCAGGCAGACCGGGCCGGCAGCAACGCCAGCCGAACAGGCCACCCGCGACCAGTCGCGTGCCGCCGAACTGGCGCGCAGTTCGGGTCCGCCGGGCGGCAGTCCGGCTATTGCTCTGCCGCAAGGATCGCCGGCTGGGCCGCCACGCAACGCCGACCAGTTTGGTGGACCGGGCACGCCGCCGGGCTTGGCCAAGGCGATGATGGACGCCGTCAGTGGCGGCTATAAGCCGGGCTTCCTCGACCAGACCGGGCCGGCAGCAACGCCGCAGGAGCAAACCATGCGCGGCCAAGGTCAGGCCGCGACAGCAGGACTGCCATTTGTGCAGCCGCCGTCACCACCACCGCCGTCAGCGGGAGCACCGGGGCAACCGGGAATGCCGCCGGGTCCGCAGAACCAGTCAATGTTACCGCCGTGGCAGCAACAGCAGCAGTTACCATTATCGCCGTTCTACAGTCAGGGTCTGCCCGGCCAAGGCTGGCCCAACTGGCAGAACTTCGACACCAGCTTTAGCGGCGGCAATATGGGCGACTTTGGCGGCTTCGGCGGCGGTGGTGGCTTTGCCGGCAGCGAAGGCTTTGCGTTTACTCCGGGGTGAACACCATAAGGACGATGTTCATGCAGCGACGACTCGTTTCAGTTGTCGCGGCTGCGTTTGTGTGCGTAGTCGCGACTTCGGCATTTGCTCGCAAGCACGTTATCGACGCCAATGGCAACAGCGCCGGCCCCGGCGTTGTCGTTTCGCACAAGACCGGCGCCACCGCTCGCGTCGGCTGGCAGTACGCCTCCACCTTTCAGGCCTACATCGACGATCTGGAAGCACGCGGTGCCGCTGTGAAATTCATGGGCGGCATCCGGCGCGGACATTGCGGGCTGGCCAGCATGCACCCATGCGGCAAGGCCTTGGACGTGTGCCAGACCGGGCGCGGGCGGGTTGATCGCCGCTGCAATCTGCCAAGCCGACAGGAGCTAGGCCGCATCGCAGAAGCGCACGGCCTCTTTGAAGGCGGCCGCTGGTGTAGCTCGGACTACGGTCACGCACAGGTTGGCGTTACCGCAGCCGCGTGTGGCAGCCGGCCGGTGATGATGGCGATGAGTGCAAGGGCGCGGCCGCAACAGGCTTACGTCGATCCGATGTTTCCCGCCCGGCTGACGGAGGCACACTGATGAAGGGCCTCAACCTCTCGATCTACACCGGCGGCGGCGAGGCCGGTCACAAGGTCACAATGACTGCCGAATTCGACAACCATGAAGAAGCGGTGCGCTTCCATGAAGGCGTGGCCAAGCTGTGCAAGGACGCATCGCACCCGGACGGGGCAGCGCGGCCGTGGGCAAAGCAGCTTCTGGACTACAGTCGCAAGTGATCCTTGAGATTGAGCAAACCATCTGGCTCACCACGCCAAAGGGACCGGGCTATGCCCGGTTCCTGATTGACCGGGGCGACGACTCCGATTTGCAGTGGGTGGTGTTTATCGACAGCGGTTCGGCAAAAGGTCAAATCTGGACGTTCTCTAATTGGGACGTGCTGCTATTGGACAACGCCACGATGGGACGCGCCTAATGGAGTAGTAACTGCGCCTAAAGGATCGTGACGATGGATATTTTGCAGAGGCTGCGCAGCATCACAGAACTAAACGGCGACACTTATACGGTCGAGGAAGCATTGAGCATGATGCGGCAATCCGCCGCCGAGATTGAACGGCTGCGAGCGGCGCTACAGGACATTTCGGATGGCGACGGGAACGGCCATGTCTATAGCGGCTATGAATGTGCCGCTATCGCTCGCAAAGCACTAACCGCCGCTAAAGGGCCGA